CGCAGACTCCAGTGATCCCTCTGGTATTGAAGTCTCTCAGAATCCGCTCGCCGTAAAGGTTACTGAGAGGGATTCCGCGGGGCTCGTTCCTGCTCCACCTTCCATAGAGCTGTCAGGGGGAATTAGCCTTGACGCCGATCTTGCTGAGATATTTGGCGAGAATGGGAAGGATGCTGAAGCTATCCAAGCTTACCTAAAGGACTGTCTAGGCTGTGACTCTAGAATAAGCTTTGACTGGCAGGTGCCAGCCTATGATCTGCTTGGTCCCATCGCTGATATGATTGGAGAAATCAATCTTACACTTGATAAGATTGAAGAGTTAACTGATCCCACCAAGTTGCTCCAGGGTTTCTGTAAGGCTATGAATGATTTCCAGATCATATGCATCCCTGACTGGACTATGATTCTAATGTCTCTGAAGATGCTGCTTAATAAGTATCTTCAGTTCGGCCTTTCTGTGCAGTTAGATTGGACTGTAATCCTCGGTCCACTGCTAAATGTTATTGTAGACGGTATTGCTTCTCTCGTTCACCAAGTAGCAGGCGTAATATTCGCCCCGCTGGACTGTGCTGTTTCTGTGCTGGAAAGTCTTGAAGCCTTAGAAAAGGCCGCTCGGGACGTTGGGGCTTCTGCCAAGGCTATAGAGAAGGGCGTGGATGAATTCGCTACAGACGTGGCGGCTGGTCAGTTCCTCCCGAACGCAGAATTCTCCACTCAGAATAGAGACTTTACACTAACTACCGATAGCCCTGCAGGGGCAGCTGGTATTATGTATGGAAGCTCCGTCCGAGATTCGGACAAGCCTCAGCATGAGAATGCCTGGGCTTCTGTAGTCTCCGGCCTTGAAGCCTCGACAGAGAAGCGAATGTTAGTGGACGCTGATACTGACAGTATCATTGGCGTTCTGACTGCAGCCGTAAGAGAAGCCAAGGATTGGATTGATGAGCAGGTTGCCAAGGTCCTTGCTACTATAAAAAGCGTAAAAGGGCTTGTTGGCGGCGGGCTTTCATTACAACTTCAAGGTCTTGGCTTAATGACCTTGATAATACAGCTTGTGCGTGTTGTAATGATGATTATTAACTTACTCCGCTCGGGGATTAAACCAGCCAACTGGTGCACCTATCTCGAAGAGCACCCCGAAATCTTAGAGGACGCTTTGAAGAAATCCTTAGATCCTAATGCCTCGGTCAGTAGAAAGTCCGTTACTGTTAACGGACGCACTACTACTTTAGAGTCCTGCGTATCTAATAGAACTGATCTTGAAAGCGGTGTTCTCGCTCAGTGGATCAATGATCTGCAGAAGGGAAGATAATGTACTCGCACCTAATTGATATGGCTTTGGACAGACTCCCTCTCAGAGATGCTGTACCCAAGACGAAACCCACTAGAGACCCCGTGAGAGTCACTCGGGTCTCTGACAAAACCTTTTCGTATACAGAACGAAATCGTGGACAATGGTCATATCCAGAATATGACTTTGATGAGATCCAGATAGCTCAAGATGCCGATGGATATATCGGGCGTTCGATTTCCAAGAAGGTGAACAGAGTTATCGTCGCTGGTTGGGACTTCGTCGGAAATAACGACGAGACGGTGGACTATATCAAGAGACGCTTTAAAGAGATGGCCTGGGCGACTAACCGCCCCTCAGACCATTTGATCATAGCTTTGTTCTATGACCTCTTTAGATTTAACAACCACGTCTGGGTAAAGGCTCGAAAAGAGAATGGTAACTCAGGGGCAGTTCGTGAAGACGTAGATGGTTTTATATGGAAGCCTGTAGCTGGCTACTTCCCAGTAGCCTTCGAGACTTTACAGTTTAAGAGTAAGCCGAATGGCGAGCTTAAGAAGGTCATGCAGAAAATGCCTTCTGGAAAGTACAAGGAGTTCTTCCCTGAGGATATCGTGCACTTCTATACAAATCGTAAGCCAGGGTTCTCTGTAGGCACACCAGAGCTTCTTCCGGCACTAGATGATATTGCGCTACTTCGTCGCATTGAGGAGAACGTTGAAAGTCTTATTGAGGCGAATCTCTTTCCTATTTACCACTATAAGGTAGGAAATGATGAATACCCCGAGACTTATACTCCTGACGGAGCGAAAGAGACTGATTTCGTTAAGGCTACAGTAGAGTATATGCCCAGTGGTGGTATGTATGTATCAGATCATCGCCACGAAATTAATGTTGTGGGCGCTGAAGGCGAGTCCCTTCGTATAGATTATTATATCCAGCACTTCAAGAGCCGTGTATTCGCTTCTCTTGGTACATCCGCTCTAGACATGGGTGAGGGTGATTCCGCAAATAAGAGTACTGCTAGCACTCTGTCTAAGGGAATGTTAATGGATATCGAGGCGGCCTGTATTCAGGCTAGATCCTTCCTGGAGTTCTTTGTCATCCAAGAGCTTCTGCTAGAGGGCGGGTTCGATCCCTTTGACCCTCAAAATGAAGTTAAGCTTCGTTTTGGTGTCATAGATAAGGACGATCGTAGGGCAGATGAGAACCAACAGATTCAGCTCTTTACTAACAATGTGCGAACCATGGATGAGGTTCGAATCTCTCTTGGGGATAAACCATTTACAGATGAGATGCTCGAACGTACTCATTACAAGATGTTTGCTGAGCCGGCCGCTCTACTTAAGGGTATGACTCCGGGTAGTGCCGCCGGAGAGACTCTCGCCGGGCTACCTACCTCGAACGTTACGACTGCAGCAGTAGGGAAAGAGAAGGCATTTGCGAAGCAGATGAGAAAGACAGAGACCAAGGCTACTGGTAGACCAACCTCTAAAACAAACAAGACTAGTGCCAACAAGGCTCGTCCTACGAACCAGAGAGGAACTCGGAGTGGCCCTAAAACCAATCGGGACGTCGAGTTTACTGATGGCCAGGTGATTTCAATAACTTGCGATTCTGAAGTTTCTGATGTTAAGCTCCAGGACTGGAAGGACTACGTATACAAAAAGTATTGTATGTCTGACAAAAAGATTTCCCTAAACACTATTGCTGAAGTCTCCGCCTGGAGACTTGGTGAAGAATGAACAGCCCACTATTTAAGCTTTACGATATCGTAGAGATTAGCCCCGAGAAGGCTCTGACGGATTTGTCCAAATCTGATAAGCACAGATTTATGGATAGAATTCTCGATGCCAAAAGAGAGGAAAAGCGTGGACTTCTTGTAGACTTCAACCTCTCCAGTGCAGGACGTAGAATAAACAACCGTATCTACACTCCTGCAGGCCAGCGGAAAGGGATTGATTCCTGGACTCAGCCATTCCCTCGACCCATTATCAGAAATCACAATAAGCAAGAAGACCCCATCGGTCGCTTCAAGAGTGTCACTTATCACGATCTAGACGATAAAGCTCTAGGCTTTTTCAAGAATGCCAGAGACTACATGGCTGTCAAAGATGCTATGGAGAGCGATGATCCTCGCAAGATCGCTCGCGTGCTCTCTCAGTACAAACTTCTCCTGAGCAAGAAGTGGACTGGTATAGGGGAGCTTGCCGCAACTGCTCGCATCTCAGATGAAGCTGCTATTGAGAAATTTCTTGATGGCAGGTACATGACTTTCTCTGCTGGTTCTCATACTGATCGCTATACCTGTAGTCGCTGTTTCACCGACTGGGCTGATGGTGAGCAGTGCAACCACCGTCCAGGCGAAATTGTTGACGGTGAAGTTGCAGTATTCATCTGCGGAGGTTTCTACGGAGAGGAAGGATCCGTCCTTACAAACCCTGCCAATGATTTTAGTACCGTCAGAAGTCTTGTATTTTCTGATAGCTTAAATTATTCTATTGATCAGTCGGATTGTCTGACTGACGTTTCTACGATATATATAACCGATGGTGTTGTGGACTTCTCCACCGAGGACTCTACCGACACACACCAGGAGAAAACAATGGACGCTGAACAAATTGCGGCACTCCTTGATGCTCTTATGCCTAAGCTGCTTGAGAGACTAAAAGAAGTCAAGGACGCCCAAGAGGTAACAACTGAGGATACCTCAGAGAATACCACCCAGAATGACTCAGAGAATACCACTCAGGAAGAGGCTGCCAAGCCCCTTTCGGTTGACTGGTCTGCATTTGACGCTGCTTGCGCTGCTCTCAAAGAGAGCCTCACTGACAGTAAGGTCGAAGTAGAAAAGCAGGTCACTGTGAAAGACCCCGAGGATTGTCAGAAAATTTCTGACCTAGAAACTCAGATTGCCGAACTTGTAGCTGCGAAAGACGCAGCCGAAGCTAAGGTTCTTGAGCTTGAAGATTCTCAGAAAGATCACACCTCTGCCCTCACGCTCGTTGATGAGCTTCGTGCAGAAGTCACCGCCTTAACAGAAAAACTTGACACAGCAAAATCTTCTGTGCAAAATCAGGATGGAGCTAATCAGCAGCTGCTTGACAAGAAGCCAGGAACAGTGGAGAATCCTTCAGAGAGCGGATCGCCATCTCTTAGAGATGCCAATCTCGGTGAGACATCACTAGACGGCTATGAAAAAAGCGTGGTTGAGAAGTTCAAAAAGATTAAAGATTCAAATGGAGCTGCATCGGCATATGCATATATCAGCGGACTAAAGGGCCGCGGGCAGCTTTCAAGAAAATTCAATGTAGATTTACATCTCTCTAAGGAGACTAACTAATGGCTATAAACCGTTTCTCTTCGAACTTCAACGCTCGTAGCGATGTTTTTGATAGCATCACCCCGAACGTTATTCGTCAGCGCGATATCAGCGCCCCCAACGGCGAGTGGAAGCCCGCCCCTTGGCTCCCCGTCCAGTGGACCTCGAGCAATATCTCTGCCGGCTCGGATGCTTTCGTCATCTCGAAAGGCAAGGTTGTTTCTCTTTCCCGCCAGGGTCACGTCGTACCTGCAGGCCTCCTGTTCTTCGGAACACTTGTAGCCGCAACCTCTGACGTTTGCATCACCTACACCTCCACTGATAAAGAGTGGGGCGTCATGGATATTACCACCGGCGCACGCTACTCTGTAGCTGGCACTACTGCCTATACCACCACTCAGGTAGCTGCCGCTCTCGTAGAGCGCGGTTTTGTAACTGAGGAAGAGGCTACTCAGGCTGCTGCTGACGCAGGCCTTGGCGGCTACGCTGTAGCCGACATGCCCACCCGTGCTGGTACCATGACTATTGATGAGTGCAAGGCAATTTTCCTTGCCTTTATCAGCAAGCCTGTTGGTATCTCCGCAGTAGACGTCTACGTATGGTCCGGCCGTCCAGAAGACGGCGATCAGTGGTACACCAACTACTCTAAGCAGCATCTTATCCAGTTCCTTACCGAAGCACAGATGGTTGTCCCCCACCGTGCAGCCGACTCTACCTCTTCGGACGTCTTCGACGTATCCGCAGTTGTTCCTGAGACCGCTGACAACGCTGGTGACTTCCCCCGTCCAGGTGAGATCTGGGAAGCTGCTGAGCTAGCTGCTACTACCCGTTATAGCGCCCTTGGCATCACCGCTTCTTCGGAAGTCGTTGCTTTCTGTCTTGCAGAAGATAACGTAGCCGCCAAGACTGATCGCACTCCAATCGAGTGTGACGTTGATACCGTCCTCGTTCGTCAGAAGTCCTCTGTGTCCCAGATCTCTTCGGAAGGCGACTGGTACCTCGATGCAGACGTAGGTGTAATCCTCGTCCACGCCGACACCTATGCTACTCTCGTAGCCGACAACAGCGACCCCACCTTTAGCTACTACTTCTACGAGGAAGGTAGCTCGGTAACCGACGTTGCTAGCGCTCACCGCTATGTACACTTCGACGGTCTTGCTGTCCCTGGTGACAAACTCGGTGTTGATAAGATGAGTAACTTCGTCAAATCGAACTCGACCCCTGACGTACTTAACGGTACAGTAAGCCTCGGCTGCGTACTCTCTATCGAGAGCCAGCCCCGTACTCTTCTCGACAAGGTTAAGACTGCTTATAACCTTTCCAACATGAGTGCATCTGGGAAGATGCCCGGTACCGCCACCAAGGGCTTTACCGATATGATTACCCTGTCGCAGGAAGATGTTGCTGACCGTTGTGCGGTCCTACTCGTTCGTGCTGTCTAATTCTAAGGAGACATAAATATATGAAACTAAAGCTTCGTGACGGCTCGGATTTCGAGCTTCCCACTAACGAGAACCAGGCCGCTAGAGTACTAGCGGATGCGTTTCTCTCCAACGGTCGGATTCCCAATGAGGATACCGCACTCGATTATAGCGACGTAGTGAAACACCTACGCCCTACTCGTGACGCGGTAACCTCCTCTGAGATTCGCCCTCTTCTTCAGTCTGCAATGCAGCTACTCATTCGTGAGCCAGTCGAGCCCCTCATGGTTATCCAGAGCCTCTTCACTCGCATTGAAGCTCGTGGACTCGAAGTCAACGTTCTCGCCGGTGCAATCGGCGCTGTAACTGCAGGCGATATCCCTGAGCATGGCACCTACCCCGAGGTAATGTTCCAGATCGGCGGCGCTCTCCAGACTGCCTATATCGGCAAGTCCGGTCTTGCTGCGAGCTTCACCGATGAAGCTCTCCGCGCCAGCACCTGGGATCTCATGGCAACCAACCTCCGTCTGATGCGTAATGCCCTTATGCGTCACAAAGAGCAGAAGGCTGCTGCATTCCTCCTTGAGCTTGGTACCGAACTCTTTAACAACGCCTCTCCCAGTACTTCGCTCTTTGGCGTAACAACTGGTCGCGGTCTTGATATGGCAGCAAACGGTAGCCTTGTAATGGATGACCTTCTCAAAGGCGTCTCCCACATGGCACAGGAAGGCTTCACTCCTGACATACTCCTCGTAAACCCAATTGTATTCCTACAGTGGGTACAGGATCCTGTCATGCGCAACATCTTCATGATGGGCGGTGGTCAGGGCTCGATGTTCGGTAGCTACGGCGGCAACCCCGGCCCCCTCGCTCCTTGGTCGAACGGCGCTCTCGGCGGTATGGGCCCCTCTCTTGGCAATAGCGTAACCCCTTATGGGAACGCTGCTGGTGAGACCCCCACCGATCTTAACGAGCGTGCCTTTGGGATGACCTCTGTCCCCGCAATGCCTGGGTACTTCCCCTGGCCCCTTCGCGTGATCAGCTCTCCTCTCGTCCCATACGATGAGACCTCCGGTCTTACCGATATGTTCCTTCTCGCCAGTGGCCAGGTTGGCTTCCTCCTTGTAGACGAAGACCTTACTCAGGTAGAGTGGCGCGATGAGAACGTTGACGTAGTCAAGGTTAAGCTCCGCGAGCGTTATGGCTACGGCGTAGCTAACGAAGGCCAGGCTGTTGGCGTTCTCAAGAACATCGCCACTGTCCGCAACTACTGGGATGGCACTGTTAAGGTCATATCTCAGGATGTAGCTAGCGAGATCGATTCGACTACTCCCGTAGTCTAGTCAGTCCTATGGACTAAATAAGGGGGCTCCTTGTGGGCCCCCTTATTTGTATTGTACTATTAGTTCTGGAGTACGTAATGGCTGCGCCGACCCTTGTTTCGAATTATCCCTCCGATACTGATATTGATATTCCAGTTGGAATTACAATAAAGCTTTACTTTGACGTTGGACTAGATTTAGAAACTGTAAAGAACTCTATAGTTCTATTCGGCAGGGACTACGACCAGACCTCTGGACCAGATCAGGCTCTTTGGATAGATGCTGATACTGGTAACAATAAATATTGGCTTTCGTCCCCTGGGTTCAAGGGCACAGTACCTCTGAACTTCGAGCTTGTATATTACGATACTACTGATCCCGATAAAGCCGAATTAGAGGTTGGCGTCATCGATGGCCAGGCTGCAGAGCTGGCTGCGAATGCAGGGCACCTCGTTAAGATTACGGCTCAGGGCGGGAGCCTAGCTCCTGATACAGCGTATACCCTTTATGTCAATGGCGATACCGAAAGCAATGCTCTTGTGGGTGTTAGTGCTCGTACTGTTTTTGATATCGAGGCCGACCCCGGAAACACAGGCACTACAGGCTCTTTCAGCATCTTCGGAACATGGACAGGAAGTTCTGACGATACTGTAAATATCAAGATCACTACAGCAGGGGATATTGGTACGGCTAAGTATAAATGGTGGTACGATGGCCTTGGAGAAGGCTCCGCTACTGTCGGAAGGCTTACGTCAAGACGTTTTCGGAACCTAGAGCATGGGCTCCAGATTAGGTTTACTGGCAGTGCTTTTGAAGAGGATGATCTTTACACTTTTAATGTAACGGCTTCAGATCGCTTAGCCGAGAGCAGTTCCATCCAGTTTACTACCAATGACGGTAGTTGGTCTGCTGCACCTTCCAGCCCGTCTACGCCCGCCGCAAGCTCCCCTCCAAGTAGTGTACTTCCCTCTGTCAGCGACTCGTCTACAGTCCTTTCTATTCTTGAGATGACTCCGGAAGATGGTTCATATAACAACAAGAACTCTACCAGAGTCATAACTATTGTTTTCGACAATGACCTTGATCCAGATACTATTGGAGACAGCACTGTAAGGCTATTTGCTTATCCTGTTAGCGGACACTATGATGATACCAGCTCTTTGCGCGAACTTCGTAAAGAGCTGACTGTTGAAGACAGCACTCTTACTATCAAGTTCTAAGAAGGTCTAATGGCTGTATATACTAGACAGAGTGGGGTTCAGGCCGGCAAAGAAATCATTCTTTACGCTATCTTTTTAGATAATGCGGGGAATCTGATCAATGCTGACAGCTTACCGGAGATTTATATTTACGATGACTCCGTCTCAGAAACTACGATCCAGGATGAAGTGGACTCAAGCTCTTTCGATAACGCTTTTGCTGGGCCTCTGGAACCTGAGCTGCTATCTACTGGGTATTATAAATTAGAATACACTGTTCCTTCTGGCAGTACCTCTGGCACCTGGCATGATGTTTGGGTGGCGGAAGTCGAGACTGTAGAGTCTACGGATATTCTAAGCTTTAATGTTAGTACCGCTGTGACTCTAAGCACGCAGAGTATTGGTAATAACACTATGATTATTATCCAGTTAGACTCTACAATTGCTTCTTTGGATGGAGAGGCCTCTCTCGGTGAAGACGTCAAGCTCTTCTTCACTACTATATATTCTCCTCTCTACGCTTCTCCCGACTTGGTTCGAATGGAAGTCGGACGGTGGATTGAGCACATCTCTGATGACACCTTAGCCTTAATGATCCACTGGGCTTCAAAAGAAGCAGATTTCGTTAACGGGGCAGCGCCTAATCGGGCTGCCGATCTTAGGTTTGCCAAGACTAAATTTGTTATTTATGATGCTGCACTACGCTGCCTAATGATGCCTGGTGGCGGGGCAGTGACTGCAGCCGAGTCCAGTAGCGGGGGAAAGAAGCAGCTGGGTGACCTCTTAATCCAGGGCGGGTCTGGTACTGCTGCGGAAATAGATGAAGCCACTATGGCTTGGCTTCAGAAGCAGCGCAGAGACTGGTTCAAGGTCGTGAATGCTGGAGCTACTATAGTTCCTGGTGGTTCCTTCAGCCCCACCTTCGCGATGAAGGGCAAGTATGACCCAGACCAGAGGCGTACCGGGAGGCTCTGGGAGGACCCCAGAGAGGTCTCCTATGCGATCCCCACAGTGAATAGAAAAGGCACTAGCTACGCACCAGACGGGAGAAAGCGTCTGCGGGGTAGATTCGGATTCAGAGGGAGGCCGGGCGGTATAGGAGGGGACGATGAGTAGACCCTCTATGTTCCGTAGAGGAACAAGCTCCAGGCCATCTCTAACGACTTCTGTAAGCACATATATGAACGGCCAGATAGATCTTCGGGCAGAGTTTGATAAGCTAGTCTACGGTCCTAATGGGGATGGGGAGGCTCGGCATGGACATCCTTGTGTTATACGACGAGTTCGGAGAGACGACGATGGCTATCCTACAAGGTGCACCTGTGCCGAGGCTTCTTCGAACCGTCAAGGCAACCCATCTTGTCAATACTGCCTGGGTGAAGGGTATCTCTGGGACGAAGAGTGGGCTTTAACATTCTCTATGTTTGTGGGTCCTGACGGAGGTAAGGCGAACCGCTATGTCAGAATGCAGCCTGGTAACGTTAAGACAGATTATCTTTTGTTCTTTTTGCGTTATGATCTTGGTATTAAGTACGACGATAAGATCATCGAGGTCGTTCTAGATGAAGAGGGAGAGGTTGTTCTAAACAATTCTGGAACTTTTATCAGAGAAACTATCTACAAACCGGAAACTATAGTAAAGTATCGATCAGACAACGGCCGGATTGAATATCTTGCTATCTATTGTCGCGAAGAAGATGCTATCAGAAATGAGAATCCAGTATGAGTGTAAAGTCAACAACGCAAATCTTTGAGAGTGTTCGAGAGTCTTTGCTTAGCAAAGACAACGAATTCAGCGTTACACTTATAGATCCCACTGGTCAGGAGCATCACCAGGATGCTGTCACTGTTGACAACCCTTTTGAAATCGATACTAAGAGATTTATTCCTAATGCCCAGCCAATGGACCTTGACAGGTTTATTGAGGTAGCAGAAGAAGTTATTTCCTACGCCCAAACTCGAGAGAATGTGCCCGAAGATAAAATAGTAGAGCTTATAAGCGAGTATCCGCGTGATGACTTTAGCCGCTATAGAGGCGGCGAGGAAGTAATAACGTGGCGGTTGGTCTCTCGTGAGCCGGCAAGAATGAACTCGAAGGGTACCGGGAGACCACAAAGAGCTTCTGCATTTTCTTACGACTTGCAGAATCCAACGTATCCGAATAAAGTAATCACTGTACAAACCCGTCCATTAGACCACATCATTGAATTTGTTGTTTGGTCGAAGGATGCTGGTAAGGCCAACCGCCGAGCCATATGGTTAGAAAGACTTTTCATCGCCCACTCGTGGGCATTCAAGATTCAAGGAGCAGACAGATTCTTTTTTGAAAGACGACTCGCAGACAATTACCGCACAACTGGTGGGCAGCCAATATATGAGCGCGCACTTCGTTTTCAGGTTCGCCTGATGGAGTTCCAGGTAATTGCTGATTCAATGATTCGTCATATCACTTTTGAATTAGGTCTCAATACCAGTATAGAAAATGATAACTAATCCCTTCTTAGGAGGTTGTTAATATGCCTTATGAAAGCCTCGGTGGCGCAAAAGCGTCCTTCATCGACGGGTCACTCAAGACCCCCCGCACTTCCAGCCAGCCTCGTGTTCTCGTTGTAGCTCCTGCTGAATCAGGACTCACTAACGAAATCTTCTTCGTGGCAAACAGCGCTTCTGCCGAGAAAGAATTCGGTGCAGAATCCTCTGTCATGCGTGCTGTCCATGAGCTACTCGCTCAGGGTGCTACTAACGTAGCCGTTATGAGATCTGGTGGAAGCCCAGGTAATCTCGTAGTAGAGGACACTGCTGGCTCGACCCTCACTATCACCCCGTCATCTTTTGATGATGAGATCCTCTCTCGCTATGCTCTTATCGTAGAGAATGATGGTACGGACAACCGCTACCTCGTTTACGACCTCACTGACGAGGCTTTCGTCTACGATAGCTCAGAGATTGAGTGTATCAATGACGATACTCTCGAAGTTGAGGGCATCGAGGACATTGCTGATCTCTGGCAGGTCAATGATCGCACCGACCCTACTTCTGCTGTCAGTATGGCCGACCTTGTTGCCGGCGACTTTGACTCAAGCGGCGGTAACGTAGAGCCCGCCGATGTTGCAGGTACCGAGGGCACCGATGGCACGAACCCTTCTCTGGTCGAGCGCTATGCCGCTCTCAGCACTTCGTATCATGGCCTTGATTATAAAGATGCAGACTTCGTAGTCGCGAAGGATGCCTTTATTGATGATGAGAATATTGCAGAAGACGCTGCAGTAGCCACCTACGGTTACTACTGGGCCGGCGTTCCTGTTGCCGGCTCCTCGAAAGATAAGCTCGGCTACCTTTGGCAGTATGTATACAAGGGGCGAGTCTACACCTACTTCACTGATACCGATGATTTCTTCTCGGAAGCCAGAGTGGCTGCTACAAAGACAGTTAATACAAACCTTGTTTTCACTTCGCTTATCGCAGGTAAAGGCGGAAACGCCAATACACTTCAGATCGTTCTTCACGCCTCCACGCAGGCGACTGTCATAACCGAGAACAGCAACGGCGGCCTCGATATCGTTGTTACTGTTGTAAGCGGCGATACAAACGCTGATGCTGTCAGTGATCATATCCAGCCGGCTCTTGACGCATTTACTCACTCTTCGGGCGCTCTCGGAAATGAGCTTGTTGGTGTTACTGGCGGCGGAACCGCGATTACTCTAGCTGTGGCTCAGTCCAACTTCACCTCTGGCGCTGGTGGTCATGTACTCACACACACTCAGCTAACAGGCGAAGAGATTCCCTCTGCTGTCAGCACTCTCTTCAGCACCGCTGATACAGATGGTGATGACGCTCAGCTTCGTGAATGTAACTTCGCTCACCAGCTTGCTACTTTCTGTAGCCTCGCTAGCACCAATTGGAGTGCTGTCCAGGGCGTTATCTCCTTCAAGGCTCCTGAGGCTTACGGCCGCGTGCAGGTTGCTGATTGGGTCGGTACCCTCCCTAGCTTTTCCGATAACGGACAGGAAGAGTATATCGATGCCCCCGGGGATAATGGCAGCGGTATCCTCGGTCATAAACTCATCGTTGGTAAGTCTGCCTCTGCTGCTGGCTATCGCGATAGCCTTGTGACCAATGGCAACTCTACCGACTCTCTTGCTTGGGGCGGTATAATTAAGACCAAGGGCGCTTCGCTACCTAACGGTGCTGAGTTCCCTTACGGTATCGACGATTCAGATGAGGCTCTTGATTCAAACGAGTCCGCTGTGGACATCGGCAAGTTTATCTATGTCTGTGGTGATTACGTAATCCATTCGAATAGCTACAATGGGGGCAGCACCTATCGTGGTGATATCGCCGCAACCTTCATCGGTAAGGTGGTAACTCTCGATCAGAGCGTAGAGCCTATCGGTCAGCAGGGCCGCGTGAGACGCATCTCTCTTGGGCGCCGCGTCCACAGCACTCAGCTAGACTCGATGGCAAAAGCCCGTATTATCGCTCTTCGTAGAGAAGAGGGTGGCACTGAGCTTACTTTCACTACTGCCAAGACTGCCGCCCACCCAGATTCGGATTATGCTCGTATGAGCACTATGCGCTGTGTGAATAAGCACCTTCAGGATATAAGAGCCATAGTTCGCCCTTACATCGGTAAGGCCTTCAACCAGAAGTCGCTCATCTCTATTCAGTCCTCTGTGGATCAGTATCTGCAGCAGGCTCGTATAGATGGCTACAACAGTGGTGCAAAAGCCTCGCTTAGCTACACCCGCGCTTCCAAGATCCTTGGACAGCTTACAATCAAACTCAAGATGGTTCCTCCTTTCACAATCGATACCATCACTGTTGAAACCACTATGGCCGCTGACGAAAGCGAGCTATCCTAACCGAGGACTAAACCATGGCTTCCACTTCTTCACTTGAGCTTAGTCGCAGCTACACTTCCTTTTCTGGGTGTGACATACGTGCTGTTATTGGAGGACAGTCTGTAGGTACCCTACAGGGTATCTCTTATGCAGTGCAGCGCGAGAAGGCTCCTATTTACGTAATGGGCAGAGTTGATCCTCTCTCCTTCTCCCGTGGCAAGCGAGGCATCGCTGGCACAATCATTACGCTAATGCTTGATTCTCACATAATCAAGGATCCGTCGTCACCTTTCTCTTCTATGTCAATTATTCTTGATAAAGATGAGGTAGTGGCCAATCCGTTGGATAAGACTTCGGCAGAGACAAGCGGCGTTCTCGAAGATCTCGATGCGCTAGAGTCAGGCTTTGCTTTCGACTCGACTAACCTAGACGATGCCTATCTACTCTCTACAGCTACCTATGTAGATCAGCTTCCTCCGTTTGATATCGTAATCGTAGCCGCTAACGAGTATGGTAAGGCTGCGACAATGCGTATCTACGGTGTTGAGATCCTCAACGAGGGCTCGGGCTTCTCTATTGACGATATCGTCATCGAGAACCAGATGACCTATGTATGCCGTACTATCCTTCCATGGCAGAAGATGGGTGAGTGGGATATGAGTTCTAGCACGACCTCATGGACACCAGCTTAACCGCTCCTTAAAAGGCTAGAAGAAAGGGCGTTGGGGAAACTCAACGCCCTTTCTTTTCTTAGATTGCAAGCCTTTCCTTCTGCTGCTACAATCCCCGATATGAGGTGCCCAATTGGCTATTAATCCCTATCGTTACTCATATTCAGGTGCAGATGCTAAAGTGTTTGCGATGCTTTCTGACAGAAGAGAGACCGCCCATTTACTTGAGAGTGTCCATACCATTTCTGTGTCTGTCCATGAAGCCAAGGGACAGGCTCGCGCCCTAGGGCACAGGGGGGTTAAAGGTTTCTCTCGAGGGGTTAGGACTATTGCAGGTAGTATAATTCTTACTGTAGTCTAGGATCATCCATTCAGAAAGCTACTGAGTGCTACGGCGCTATATGCTAGCTCTTATCGAGGCGGCTGGTCCATGGATCAGAATTCTCTTGGTACTGGCACAGCTCTTGATAACTTTAATTTCAACAATAGATTGATTGAAATGCTCCCTCCTGTTGATCTTCTTATTGCTTATGTTTCTGAAGGCGGAGAGTTCGGTGCGACAGTAGTTGATCCGCCAGGAGCGGGGCCAGTTTTTGCTTCCTTACATTCTTACAAGGGGGCAGCCATGATGGTCCAGGGTGTTGAGTTTGTAGATTCTGGTATGATTACTTCTGTAAATGATATCGTCTCAGAGATAACAGTCTCTTTTATAGCGAGGGATTTTAAACCAATTACACTAAATACCTTTGAAGTTGACGACCCGAACGCTAGCATATCTAGCGCCCAGCAGTATAGCTCGATGGATCTCCGGAAGGTTCATGGTGGGCTAGACAGAATACTTTATGGTAGCTACGAACCTCCAGTGTCTGACGCCCAGTTGACCGATCCTGATGCTAGGCCACTCAACATAAGGTCTATGGAAGAGGAGTACTAATGAGTGAAACATATACCCGGTATCCATTTGAGTATTTTTGCGGCGCTAATGTTGTAGTCTATTTGGGAGATTTCCCCCTACTAGAAGCTAGTGGATTCTCTTACTCTATTAGAGAGTCCAAAAGACCCATATATGGTTATTCAAGTAGACACTTTGATGCTGTCGCGCGAGGGCAGGTACTAGTTGAAGGCACCCTTCTTATCAACTACGTCCATCAGGACTATCTTTACTATGCAGCCAAGCTTGCATTAGGAGCAGATCCAACTGCTCTAAAGGCTGGCAATCAAGCAGACGAGGGTGTGATTGGCAGGAATACTGAGTTGACGATCGCGGAAACAGATGCAGCCACCCGTGTACTTCAGGGGAATGAGCACAGTGCAGAAGATATAGAAGCTTTAAGAATTAGTCTTTGGCGGGAGGCTGCCTCTGCCACTCCCTTTGACGGTCTAGCCAGGACCTCCTCTCTCCATGATAGTGGTGGTTTCGAGCTTAGAGTCTCTTTTGGAAATGCAACGGGCAGCCGGCCTGCAGGTGACACTGGACTTCTAATACGGCGTGTACACTTTACTGGTAGAGCACAAACAATTCAGATTGACGCTGAAACAATAGTTGAGGCATACTCATTCTTTGCAAGAGATATTAGCTCTACTCAAAACCCTCCGCCGCCGATCCAAACTGTGGGCCCGGGTGGAGAAGTTGCAACAAGTACGCAATAGGATATGAAATATAATGGCCGGTTTAACTAAGCGTCAGCGTGAAGCTTTGATGCGTAACTCTCCGTCTCCCTCTGATATCTTGGATAATCCAGAATATATCAAGGAGCTAAATGAAGAAATTGCTACGAACTACGATCAACGACAGGCTTCTCTCGAAGCAGAGAATGATCCCACTTTAAGTGGTGTTCAGGATTTTTCTTTTGACAACACCAATCATGAGGAGCCACCAGTGGCTGAAGATACATACGAAATCCCCGAAGATACAGATGAAGACCTTCAGAAGGAGCTTGCGAAAGTTAATCGCCAGCTTGAGAAAGAGCGTAAGCAGCGCGAGGTCGAGGCCGCCAAGGAAGCCCCTGAGCAGCCCCGAGAACTTACTCAGGAGGAGAGCATCGAGCAGCAGGTCCTTCACATGCTCAGGAATACTAAGGGTGCTCCAAACGAAGCTGGTATTGCAAAGCTTAAGCAGCAGTACGGTGAGAAGGGCGTTTATGTAGTCGCTCTTGGTGAGGGCGACGTCTATGTCTTTACCCACCTTCGTCGTGGTCAGTGGAAGATGATTCAGGAGTATGTTGGCAAAGCTAGTCAGACCGAAGCTTTCGGCGGCAAAGCAGACGACATGCTTAAGGAGAAAGTGCTCACTCGCTGCGTACTCTTCCCCAAGGTGGATGATGAGAGATTCCTCCACAACTCGAGAGCAGGTGTTATTGACACTCTCTTTGAGCTTATCATGTTGAATAGCTACTTCCTAACGCCTCAGCAGTCTCTAGCTCTGACCGTAACGCTCTAACCTAAATGTTGGATATCGATGCTCTTGTAGAGTCAGACGGGCTATACCTAACCAGTATGCCCGACGGGCGCTCCTTTACCTGGAGATTACTAACTCTAAAAGAGTATCGAGTATTTAGGGCATTAAGAGATTCTAGGACTCTTACTCCGATGCAGGTCCACGATAAGGTATTTGACCGGTGCTATCAGGGGAATGCTGATATGATAGATCCCGATTGCCCCGCTGGTTATCCAATGTCTATCGGGCAACTCATCATGTGGCTTAGTGGCGATTGCGCCGCCACAACAGACAAGGAAGACCTAGAAACTGTAAGGGCTGTATATCCAGCAGATACCTTGCATGAATATATGAAGAGAGTATGCTTGCAAGCATTTCCTTCTTACACAATAGAGAATATTGAGAAGTGGACTCGACCACTTCTACTCCAGAGATTTGTTCTAGCGGAGTCCCTTCTTCTTGAGAGTGGATCCAAATGGTTCAAAGAGGCGGGAGGGTACCAGCCTCTTGAGCTGAAGAGCATTATGTCTGCGGAACAAAAGGCTAAGACTGAGAAGAGGCAGCAGGGGATTGACTTCGGAAGAGAAAATGCTGCTCATCACAAGGCTATGAATGGGATGGAGGGGAATGATATGCTCGACCTCGCGCCAGACCAGTTTAGCAAGAAGATGAGGATCGCGCAGAAAATGGACGGTAGACAACGAAGAGGATAACAATCAATGGCATTTGAATCTTATAATGCACAAGATATCTGGAGTTCTGGTGAATCTCCTGGATCCTCAAGTAACTTACTAGCCGCCGGGAAGCTTGCTCTCGCTGCGGGCGCGGCAGGCATTGGGTTCAATAGACTCATGACGCCACGACAAGATGGCACTCGCCCTCTTGATACCGTAGCAAGTTTTGCTAGAACAGGAGGAAACCTATCTCCCTTCCAGTTAGCAAATACTTTCCGAGTCCCAGAGTTCCTCTTTCCGTTCACGTCCCCATCCTATCAGGGACTGACTAACGGAGAGTATGTATTCCAGGCAGACTTTCTTAAGAATAGAGAAACCGCTCAGTATATTCAGAAGGTAACCGGAAAGACGCAGAAGGAGCTTCATGCTTTAGGGCTTACTCAGGAGGCGATGCTTGGGCCAAATGCGGCCGAGGGGCTTGTCTACCGTGCCAATAAGACTGGGGCTCGTGGCACTCTGCATGTAAGGAGAGGGGGCGCGGAGACTCTTCTCTCTGACTCTGTGATGTTGATGAGTCGAGATAGCGAGATTGACCCGCTTACTCGCGAGGTTAAGTCTACGAATAAAGCATTCAAGGGCATTCTCCAAGCCCTTGATATGTGGGAGCATGGTTCTTTTGACGAGGATCGAGTCCTTGCTTCTGGACAGAATAAAGCAGGCGTAGCCTTCGTTCCGAGCGTGTCGGGACCCACGAAGACTCTAGGTGATCTCTATAGACGAAGCGCTTTCTTCAGGGGTATTTCTGCTTTTGAGGTAAGTCGTTTTAATGAACTTGCTGGAGAGTACTCTCGTCAGATTTTCGGAGAGACGGGAGCCAAGTTTACTCAGACCGTTTTTGGAATAGGGAACCAGGTAACTCCTGGCCCTGCAAGTGCTTTGCTGGGCCGATACGCAGGAAGAGCTGCTATGCTTGGAGCAGGGGCCCTGGCTGTCTCTCAGAGCGATTGGATCCGAAGGGAGTATGGCCTCCCGGGGCAGGCCTTCAGTGCAGGCTTAACTACTGCTGGAGGTGCTTATGCAGCATGGAAGATGGGAGCCCCAAACAAACTTGTAATGATGGGTGCAGTTGCCTCGTTCTTCGGACAGATGACTCTGCCTGGATTCGATAAGGGTATCCTCGAAGGCCTTGGGAGTACTGCTGCTGGTCTGGATGTTATGAGAGGCTCGGCCTTGAACCCATTTGGTTATTATCGTAGAACACTCGAAGGCTTTGCTCCCGGCATCTCTGACTGGAAGACTGGCGCCTTCTTGGGTATCGGCGCCGTGATGGCCTCTTCAATGAGACTTCCTGGTACTGGTAAGAGAATCTCTGAGCATATAGTAGAAAAGCTTGGCTCTAAACGTCTTGGTCTCTCTTCGGGCATTCATGGGATAGCACCAGATGAGCTATTGAATACAAGAGATCTCTTCTGGAAGAAGCTTGATACTGATTTAGATCCTCTGGCGAGAGGTGGTGAACGCTGGAGGACAACGACTGGTAGGAGGGATATCTATTCTGCTCTTAAGGAGAAGCTTGGAGGGCATGAAGCTACCAGTAGACTAATGAATACCGAGTGGAGAACCGCAGAGAATACACATCGAGAGATGATGCGGAACTCGGGAACTCGAGGAGTGGGGAAGGACCTCTTAACAGATCTTCAGAGAATCTCTCTGAAATATGAGAATGCGAACACCTTCACGAGAGGCACCTTGATGCAGGCTGAGGGCTTTGCCTCTCAGGTCTTCCATTCCTTCTTCGGGGCAGATGCGAATTATGACAAGCTCATGCGAGACCAGATCAGTCATCTCGGTTTCTCTGGGGTGACTCCTGTAGGACGGCTTGGTAGACTAGCTACGGTAGGCCTAGCGGCTATGGGTCTGCAACAGATCTTTACAGGTGGGCTTTTCGGCTCTATGGAATCTTCTGAAGATCTCAGAGAGATCTACGCCGGTCGGAAGATGATAGAAGTCAAGAAGGCCAGAGGATGGGAAGGTGGTTCTCAGCCCTTCGGTGGTGGAGAGACTTCTTACTTCAGGCCTCATGCCCTGAGTCTCATGGTGAATAGAACTAGAGAGGCTGGGATCTGGGGAGAGAACGAAGATGACATCTCTCCTATAAAGAAGTTCCTTATCAAGAACTTCACCTACGATCTTGAACGTCAGAACTACTATGACAGGCCATATCCTATTACTGGGGGGTTTGGAGAGGACATTCCTATCCTTGGTGGATTGATCTCAAGCACTATAGGGCGTTTGATTAAGCCGCCCAAGCTCATGCATGTAGAAGAGTGGGCTCGTGAAGGTGCTGGTGGCACAGAGTTCCGCTCTATCTACCAGGGCTCAAGACAGGAGCCAGCTTATGCTTTGGGGGCGCAAGGACCCGGAACTCCAGTGAGCCCCTACAGTATTAGCGAACAAGCAATAGCGATGTCGGACCAGGTCAGACAGATCTCTGGCTTCCCTGGTTTCGCAAGAAATACTATTCAGAAGATAATTACAGGTAGTCAGAACTTCAGGCACAACCAGCCCATTCTTGCTACGGCCGGACATATGGATAGCCCCACCAGAGCTTTCTGGGAAGCTGACTTGGGCGGCGGATTCTTCACTACAGAACTATGGAGA